CGAGGATCCCGAGCGCGACTGCGACCGCCTGCAGGATGGCGGGGTTCTCGTTGAGGAACCCCATGACCGCCTCGAGCACCGGGAGGAGGTACTGCCCGAGGGTGCCAATGATCGAGTCCCAGGTCCGGCCGAGTTGCTCCCAGGCGACCTTCGGCGAGCCGTTGAGATCTTCACCCATCTGGTCGGCGGCGCCGGCTGTATCGCCCATTGCGTACTTGGCGTCCTGCAGGCTGCCGATGAACGTCGGGATTTCGCTGACGCCGAGGTCTTCGAGCGGGGTTCCGAACAGGGCGATCGCCGCCTGCGCCTGCGCTGCGGGGTCTTCGATTCCCTGCAGGCCCTCGAGGATCGTGTAGAACGCGTCGCGGGCTGTGTCGCCGCCGGCGAGGAGCTGGTTGCTCATCTCCTGCTGGTCCATGCCGAGCGCGTCGTATGCGACCTTGCTGGCCGCTGACATGTCTGTCGCGCGGATCCCGAATTCCTTGACGGCGTCGCCGGCTTTGTCGATGCCGTACATGCCCTTGTCGGCTTCGCTCGCGAGGAGCCCGAACGCTTCGCTGCCTGTGAGGCCGAGCGACTTGAAGAACGGCCCATACTCGTCGGCGGCGTCCATGATGTCTTCGCGGACGCCGGCGGGAACTTTCTGCATCGCGGCGGTGAGGAGGTCGAACCCCTCGTCGGCATCCTTGACGAGACCGCTCTTGATGAGCTGCCCGACGACCTGCGTCGACCGGGCGGTGTCGATCTCGAAGGTGCTCGCGAAGTTCAGCGCCTTCGCCGTCATCGCCTCGAGGCTCTCCTCGGTGGCGCCGCGCATCCCGTCGATGCTGGACACGACGTCACCGACCGCGCCGTTTACCTGCTCGATGCTCTCCCCGTACGCCTTCGAGTACAGGTCGCCGGCTACGCCACCGATCCGAGAGGACTCCTCCGCCGTGAGGCCGAGCTCCGCCGTGATCTTGTGCTTGGCGTCCTTGAGGTCGATCGCGTTGCTGATGCCCGCGGAGATTGCGGCGCCGATGCCCGCGGCCGCGACGATCCCGCCGATCGCGCCCGCGACCTTGCCGACACCCTCGAGCTTGCTCTCGACATCCTTCGTGTCACCGAGGACCCTGATGACGTAGTCGACTCCCGCCATGGTCCCCGCCCGTCAGTGTCGTCGGCGTCCGGCCAGGGGGCGGGACGAGTGCTTGGAGTTCTTCTCGACGTACGCGTCGCACGCCGAGGCCATGGCTTCCCACTGGTGGTATGCCATGTCCGGGATGTTCATTGGCGTGTGCCCCGGAAAGAGGTGGCAGAAGTTGTTGAGGCGGCGGTTCACCTGCGCCTCGACCCAAGGCTCAGCCCGCTCGAGCGGGTGCCGCGACTCCCCTACTGAGCCCCGTCGTCGCCCGGATCGGAATCCGGCGGGGACACCGAAGGGTCCTCGACATCACCCCTCTGCTCAGCCTCGATCGCGAGCTCCTGTGGATCCTGTTTCAGCCCTTCGAAGAGCGTCAGGTCTCGGTCGAGGATCTCCTCCCACTTCGGGCCGTGGCCGTACGCGGCGAGCGTGAGGAACAGCAGGATGGCCGCGCCGAGGACGTCGGCCTCCTGCACCTGGTTGCGGATCTGTTCGAGCTTCCAGCCGGACTGACGTTGCAACTCGGCGACGTCGCGGATCCGAGCGGTGTCCAGGTTGCGGGCCAGCATTTCTTGGCCGTCGATGGTGATGTATGCCATGGGGTGGTTTCCTATCGGCCTGCGACTTGCAGGGCTTCGTTGATTGCGGCGTCGATGCGGGCGCGCATGTTGGTGCGGAGGTCCTTGGTGACGGGCTCGAAGAAGTACGGCTGCCCCGATTGGAGGAGCCACTTGCTGCGGTCGCCGAACACGGGATGCCGGAACCGGGCGGACTGCCAGACGCGGGCCATGTTGTAGCCGTCGACGCGGGGGCCGCTCGTGCGGATCTCGACGCCCTCACGTCGTGATGTGGTGACGACTCGGGTGCGGAGGCCCTTGCTGATCTTGTCTCTGAGCTTCGAGACACCGCCCTCCCGTGGGGCATCCGATTCGTACGTCTGTCGGAATGCGAAGTAGGGCTTGCGCCCGTTCTTCGGCTTGATCAGGCGGAGCACCTTGCCGGCCGTGCGAACGGCTCCAGGCTTCTGCTTCAGGACGCGCCGCTGCGCCGCGATGATGTCGTCGCCGGCGGCGCGGAGCTCGCGGCGCAGGTTCGTCGCGACCTGCTTGTTGACTTCCTTCAGGTTGCTGAGCAGCGCCCGGAGGTCGGGGTTGTCCTCCGTGAACGCGGGACCCCCGTCGCTCATTACAGCGCGGAGTCGGCGGTGCGGATCGCGATGTAGAGCGCGTGCGCTGCGACGAGTCCGTCGAAGCCGGTGAAGTCCAGCGATTGCGTGATCACGTCACCGCCGTTCGACTTCGGCAGCTCGCCCTCGAATCGGATGTCGGGGACGACGACCTGCAGCACGGCCGGCTTGCCGGTGACGATGTCGGTCGGACCGTTGAACGTCGCGACCATGGCGAGCGGCGTCTGGTCTCGCACGGCGTCGCGGAAGGTGGTCGAGTCGTACTCGGCGGTGAGCTTGCCTGATAGTGCGGCCAGCCCGACCGCGGGTCGCCGTGTCCGCTTGCCTCCCCCGCCGAGGTTGTACCCGTTGGAATCGTGGCCCTGCTCGACCGTCACGGTGAAGTCTCGGATGTTGGCCACCGAGGTGCCGCCCGTGGCGAGCGCGGTCGCGGTGGGGACGACGACGGATCCGCCGACGATGAGCGCCGCGTTGACGAAGCTGTAGAGCTCCGACACGGGGTAGGACGGGGTGGCGTATGCGATGTCCGTGACGATGTCCTTGGACGTCCAACTCGACTTCAGCTTGAGCACGTCGCTGTTCGCGAGCGTCAGGTCGAAGCTCGAGCAGACCGCGCCGCGCATCGTGTAGGCGTCGATGACGTTCTGACCCAGGCGCGGGATGCCCTTCTGCATCGTGAGGGAGGGCTGGTAGTCCTCCTTGATCAGCGTGAAGAGCTGCTGGTAGAGACCGGTCTCGACGAGCGTCGAAGTGCCGGTGCCGAGCATCGCTTCGAAAAGGACGCCGAGGCCCCGGGTGGGTACCTCGAGCTCGATGTCGCCGGCGCCGCCGTCGCGGGTCAGGGCGCGTCGTCCGGAGCGGGCGACGCGAGATCCGGGTCGGAGGCCAGCTCCCTGGAAGTAGGTCCTCTCGTAGTCGATCGACTCGCTCACGAACTCGAGGAAACGGTCGACCGTGACGGGCGTGCCGTAGGTCGTTTCCTTCTTGATGCCGATGGAGCAGTCCAGCTGAGTGGTCATTCGGATGCCTCCTCGGCGTCGGCCGCTTCGAGCGCGGCGATGATGTCGGCCTTCTTGGTGCCGTCGGGGACGATCTCTCGCTCGCGGGCGAGCTCCTCGAGCTCGGGGACGTGCATCTTCGAGTAGGGCGAGACGGCCTTCTGGAACAGATCGCTCTGCTCGAGCAACCGCTCCGCGATCGCTGGCGGGGCGTCGAACGGCTCGCCCGGTTCGGGGTTGCCGAGCACGCCGGGGATCTCGAGTGCGCCGAGCGGCGAGTGGTGAATGAGCTTGACCATCGTGGTCTCCTACCTGGTGACGCGGACGTGGGCGGTGAAGGTGGCGATCGCGGCCGCGAGACGGCCGGCTGCGTTGTTGTGGGTGTAGCTGGCCTGATCGGTGACGAGCTCGGTGAGGAAGCAGTCCCTGACGATCCCGCCGAGCGTGGTGTCCGTCATGCGCACATGCCGCTCGAGCTCACCGAGTCGCTCGTAGAGGTATTCCTCCGCGTCGCGCGAAACGTCCTCGTCGCCCCACTTCGTGACGAACCACTGCGTTTCGAGCTCGAGCGTTTCCTCGCGGGATCGGTTGGTGCCCTGGGTGGCCGGCTCCTGCGACACGACGGTGCCGAGGAACTGGACGTAGGCGTCGGGCACGTAGGTCCCGAGCGATCCCCAGATGACACCGAACTCGGGTTCGCTGTCTTTCCACAGCGCGACGGCGGCGTCGTAAATCGCGCGCTTGAACGTGAACGCTGCGGTGCTGGTTGCGAAGCCGGACATCAGGCCATCCCGGGGAGCGCGTAGTGATTGCCGCACAGCTCGATCACGCGGTTCGGGACCGCGAAGCCGCTGCGGGTATTGGTGGTCTGGTTGGTCGTGGGGTCGTAGCTCGGGCTGCCGTCGCCCGTGAGGGCCTGCTGCCCGACCTGCCACAGGTGGCGGATGAGCTCGAGCGTGCCGAGCTGGATCGAGGGCGGGATCGACTCGAACCCCGTGCGGTACGTCACGACGACGTTCTGCCGCCCATCGGGGAATCGTCCGTCGCCGCCGTCGGCGTAGACGATGCCGGCGTTGAGATTGGGGACGTGACCCGTGTAGGCCTGGCCGCCGACGGTGACGCTGACGATCGACGAGGGCCGTTCCCACAGCGCGATCCCCGTGCGACCGCCGTCGGATGGCTGCACGATGGTGCGCACCAGCACGGCGCCGACGATGTCCTCGATCACCTCGGTCGCGGCCGCGACGTACAGGCGCAGGAGATCGGCGTTCTTCGCTGCGATTGCATCGGGCCAGCGGAGCGACTGGATCGCGGCGTCGAGGCTGACGAGGAATCGGGGATCCGACGGCCAGATCGACACGACGTCGGTGTACCGGATGGTGCCGGCATCCCACGTCAGGACGTAACGCCCGGGCAGGCCGGCGACGAAGGGTGCAATGTACGTGCCCGACGCCGCCGGCTTCTCCGTGACGGAGGGGGCCGGGGTGAGGAGGGTCCCATCGGGGCGGGTGACGGTGAGCGTGACGCCCGTTTCGTTGGCGTGGTCGGGGCCGCGGGTCCAGCGGGCCTCGACGGTCGATCCGACGTCGATGGGCATGTCGCCTCCTACCGCGTCGTGCGCGGCTTGCTGTTCGTGGTGGTGCGCTTCGGCTTCGGTTTCGGGGCGACAGGCTCGTCGGCGTTCTCCTCCGCGTCGTGCACTTCTTCGGCGACTTCGGCCTCGGTCACGATGTGCGCCTCCACGGGGTCGGATTGGTCCTCTTCCGCGTGATCCGCGGCGAGCTCGTTGGAGCGCTCCTCGACCTTCTCGGGCGAGTCCTGCTCGGCGACCTCTGCCTCCGTAACGACGGGGGTGTCGACAACGTCGAGGCTCTGCTCTCGGTGGGCAGCCGCGCGGGCGTTGGCGATGTCTTCGCCGTCCGTCTGGGGACCTTCCTCGGCGGCGTCCGCCTCCGAGATGACCTTCGGTCCGACCTCGCTCGAGTCGTCTTCCTCGTCGGTGCCGCTGCGCTTTTTCAGCTCGGCCTTCAGACGTTTGATCTCGGCGTCGACGGCCTTCACACGGTCGGGCTTTTCGAACGTGACGTAGCCCTCACGTTCGAACTCGAGCGCTTCGATCTCCTGCTCGATGGTGCTCATGGGCTCCCTCTCTCCTGCAGTCCTTTGGTGGTGCCCAGGGGGCGGGAGCATGGCGACTCCCACCCCCTGGGGTAGTGACAGCTCGGATCAGGCGAACGCCGGCGTGACGAGGCCGGTGCCGCCGATCTTCTGGGCGTGCGGGCGACGGAGGAAGGTGAAGGCGTAGTAGCTGTAGAGGACCAGGTCCACCGCCAGCTTCTTCGACTGCGACTGCTCCGCGCGGATGAGGCGCGGTGCCGACGGGTCTTCCCAGAGGTGCGCCTCAGACTGAGCGACGAAGTACATCTCGTCCTCGTTGGTGCCTGCGCCGAGGTTCGTGGCGATGTTGTTGTCCACGATCACCGGCGTGCCCGACGGCAGGAGGCCGCGGAAGCCCGCGCCGTAGACCTCGCCGTAGTTCACGCCGGCCTGGTTGCCCGACAGACCGGGCTGACCGAAGAGCGGGAACTTGGTCGTGAGCTGCGACTGCAGCCAGTACCAGCGACGCGAGTGCATGGCGATGATGACGTCGCCCACCGATGCGTCGAGGAGCGCGGCCTCCGCGGCCGCCGGCGCCTGCAGGAGCTTGGGGTACAGCTCCTCCGCGGTCGGCGTGCCATCGGTGTAGGAGATCGCCGTCGCCGCTGCCGACAGACCGACGGTCGCCTTGTTGATCAGGCCGCTGTCGAGGTTGACGTCGAGCGCACCGTGCAGGTCCTGCATGATGGTGTCCTCGACGCCGACACCGCGCTCGAGCGCCTGGCGCGACAGCGTCTGCGAACCGGCCGCGGTGCGGACCGGGATCGTCATCAGCGTGTCGTCGTAGTCGCTCTCGGCAACGGTGTCGAACTCCGCTGCCTGATC